TATAAAGAATGTTATCTAGACATATAAAGAATGTTATCTAGACATATAAAGATGTTATTAAAAAATGTTATACACGTTATAGCGAAGATCGCACTCGGGACATTTGCAACGTTTGCAGGTGCACGGTGTTCTAAACATTACAGGGCAGTCGCCGTGTTGAGTACGGGCGTGACATTCGTGATTGCAATTGTGGCAGTATGTAGTGGTGTGTCGAGCGTATACTAATTCTCGTAATTCTTGATATTCTCGAGTACGCTGTCTTTTAGAATAGGGCAGGGTGCTGAGAAATTTGCATAGTTCTAGTTCTCTAGCACGGCTGCTGGACATGTTTTACCTTTTTGGTTAATTGTTTTATTTATATAATATCCTGGTTATAACATCTTTATAACATCTTTATTATAATGCTTGATAACATCTTTATTATATAATGCTCGAATAACATCTTTATTATATAATGCTTGATAACATCTTGGGTGTATCCTAGGTATATCCTGGCTGGAAATTTCTTTATAACATCTTTATTATAATGCTCGAATCCTGGCAGGTAATTTCTTTATAACATCTTTATTATAATGCTCGAATCCTGGCAGGTAATTTCTTTAAGGAGTTGCGTAAGCAAGACCTTTAAAAATTTGCATGCCGGTCGCCTTACAGGCTCGTAGTTATCTTAAAAATTCGCCGCGCCGGTTTTTTTGGGAGGATTTTTAACAGTCGCCCGCCTTTTATTTTAATCATTTGTATAAATAATTGCATGGTTAATTTGGTAAAGGTGTATGCAATGAGAACAAATACCAAGGAGGGCGATTGTTATGGACTATCGTGCCAAAATAGATTCGTTACCTCCTCGCTTAAAAAAGGTAGTAAAACTTATGTTTAAAGCGTATATCGCTTGGAGCATCGTTGCGGATATTACTATTATAGGCGGTATTGTTTACTTAATATTCTTTTAAACTCTCAGCAAATCATAGTTGTCTAGTTGTAAATGCGTGAAATATTTTTTCATATCAATTGCATGGCAATCAAATTGATCGTTTTGTACTATGTCTACTACTATGTTTGCCATTATTTCATTCTCTGCAACACGGAAGTGATTATATAAACCTTCTGGTTCTGGCTCAAACGTAATCTTTTTTGCTAATTCATTTCGATCTATATTATAAGTTTCGTCTTGTGCATACATTTCCATTTCAATATTAAACAAAGATATATTTGCAGAAGGCCCTGACACAGGAACATAGTATTTTTTGTTATATAATTGCTGTAATTGCTCAGGAAGTAAAAAACTGTCGTCAAAGCACGAAAACCAAATACATTTCTTTTTGTGCTCTTTAAATAAATTGTCAATATACGCAATACGACTAATATTAGAAAAATACATTTCTTCAGTATCAAGTAAAAACTGTTGATATAAATCTGCGGCTTTTAAGGCATTACGTAATTCTTTTTTTGGTATACGCTGGCCTGATCTCTTCTGCATAGTTATCTGCATACCTTCTAGTTGATTATTCTTTTGAAAAAACCGCATTTTTCTCCATCGGTTTATTAATCCAGACGTTATTGGAAGATTGTATTTATTGGGTAATCGCAAGGGCTGAGAAACACAACAAATGATTATATCCGTTTCTAGCAATCGCGGCAAGAATCTTTCTACAGAATAATAAAAAGGCAGGCCTCCATCGCCTAGTTGTATTGTAGGTGAATTCATATAATTTCTTGCGTTTAGGGCTACATCGCTGTAGCAATGAAACAGACGTTTTTTTGCTATAGCAGGCCAGTGCTTTGTTACATCTGTACCGTCGGCACAATAACTGTCACCAATAAATGCTATCTTCATAATTATATTTAACATGAAAGTATTAATAACGGGTACAACATCAGGAATAGGGCAGGAAATTGTTAATTCAAACCCTGGATTGCAGTTTATTGAATTAAACAGGCAGGATGTAGACTTAAATGACATTGAAGCAGTAAAGAAATATCAAATACCTGCTGTTGATTGTGCTATATTAAACGCGGGGCATGATTTAGGTGGTGGCTCACCATTTTCCGCACATAAACTAGATTATATAACTAAAATACTCACTTGCAACTTTATGTCCACGGTTGTATTATGCCATAAAATATTAAATAATAATCCAAATGCTATTTTATTGTTTGTAACCAGTACAAATGTAAACTGGGACTATTTAGGACCCGATCAATTGGCATATAATTTAAGTAAACACTCTGTTAAAACATTTATTGACTTATTAAAACTAGAATACCCTAGTGCACAAATAAAAGAAGCAAGAGTTGGCATAACAAATACTAATTTTTACGCTAACAAATATAAACATGATTTATCATTTAATGATTTAAAAACTCGAGTACAAAATAGACTTAAAAAATACCATCACATGCCAGTAGAATATGTAAGTAGTGAAATAATTGACTTGCTAACATCAACAAAAAACTTTAAAGAAATAGATAAATACACTAAACCATAAAAGAATAACATTATGTTAATACACGAAATTCTAGAAGAAAACCGAGGCTTTGACTACGAAGTCGCACTATATAACAAACTCAACAAGCAAGGTTTAGTTCCTAGCGGATTTAAACCTGCAGGAGGAGGGCATAGTGCAGATGGTATGTTTTTATACAAACAAAAACCATATAACTTTGAAATTAAATTAGATCAAGCCGCAGATTATGGACAAGTAGAATTACGCAATCGAGACGGTAATTGGGTGTTTGGCGGCACAAACGAAGAAGCAAAAGAATTATATACAGAACTTGGTATATTAGATTTTGTTAAATCTAAATGGGGAAAAGGCGGCCAGCCACGAAAAGAAACAGTTCCTACAGCAGAATTTACAGAAGATGACATGGCTTATGACTATGAAAACTTTAAAGATGCGTATACTTCCGTACCAATTTCTGCATTATTTGATCATTATGCAAAAAAGAATACATATTATATTCAAGTAGGCAAAGCCGGCCTTTATCATATGAAAAAAGATATTGCTGGATTAGGCACACCAGCATTTGATGCAGTATTAAAACTTCGTATTCGTATAAAAAGACGCACAAGTAAACGATTAAATGGATATGGATTTTTAACTGCATTAAAGATTGAAAAAAGAGCAACGCCGAGTCCATTAAATTTAGACGGAGATATTAGTTTCTTAAAATGAAAATAGCAGAACTGTTTGAAACATTTGACAAACCATATCCGCTAAGCTGGTCCAAGCCGGACGACGAAGTCACCGCCAGCATGCCATGGCTTGGCGGCGATAAAAGAGCATTTGCTAAACTACCCGATGGTACACCACTGCTTATTATGTTCAATCATGAAGGGAACGGGGAATATCAAGTAGAGTTTCATAGAAATCATAGTCAAGATGTAACAGGTGAAGGCGATGCTTATAAAATATTTGCTACAGTTTTATATGCTATACAAAAGTTTATTAAAGAACGCAGTCCCGAAATGATATTTTTCTCTGGTATGAAAGGAAACACTGGCACAAATCCAAGCAGAACAAAACTTTATACTAGAATGGTACAAAAGTTTGCTAGACAGTTAGGCTATAACGCATACATTGAAGACCAAGGTAACATGGTACAGTATGAGTTAAACAAAATAAATAAAGAAAGCGTTAATGAAGATGTAACGCAAGCAGATTTAGACGCTATTGAAAAATATGCTGATAAAATCTTTTCCAAAGTAGGAATTGATATAGAATTCACACGCCATTTTATAGATCGCGTCAATGACGAACGTAATCAAAAACCTATCACAACAGCAGAACTTACACGACTTTTTAAACAAGAATATAAAAAATGGGGTAAACCTATTGCTCGTTTAGGCCCTGATGCACAAGGCGTAATGAAAGACATGGCAACTGATGTAAATGTACCATTTGTTTTATTGTGGGATAGAGAAAACGAAGAATTAGATCTCGTAGCAAAAACAGTTATGCGTAAACGAGATTTTAAAACATCTAATCCAGAATTTCCCGTAGAAAATCTCAGTTTAGTTGGCTCGTATAAAAGAAAAAAAGAGCGAGAATTAAATTTACAACCAGGTGACGAAGATTGGTTTAAACTATGGTTTAGTAGACCACACTTAACAGGACCTGTTAAATTAAAAAAGAATAAGAAATGAAAATAGCATTTGTCGGCGATAGTTTTTGTAACGGAATTAACAGGTTCTTTGACGAGACGGAAATCAATCATAGGCCCAATTTTTTAGGTTGGCCAGAAGTTGTTGCTAGGCAATTTAATGCTGATATTTTATGCAGAGGCATGACAGGTGGATGTTTGTTTAATGCATATCAAGACCTTCTACAGGTAATTGATAATGCTGATTATGTTATACTATGTATTACTAAGCCGTATAGACTTGCTAACAAACATAATTTGCCAATAACATCTTCTGCTATAACTTCCGCTGAGGATGTACAAAAGTTCATAAATTGTACTAAAGAAACAGCCAAAGAGATAGAAGTCTCTATTCAAAACTATTATGACAATTTAATAAATTTTGAATACCATCTAGTAGTGCATCGACTTCTCATTGATGACATGAATAGAATTCTTAGTCAACGCAAGAAAAAATGTATTTGGTTTTTTGTTGAGCCAGAGGGCATAATAAATTCAACTACAACAAGCGGCTGTTACGGATCACATTCTTTATCTTCTTTAGCTGAGTATGATCTTTTATGCAATGGTATTACAGACATTATTGGTTATTATAAATCTACTACTCCGGCCGGTTACAATTTAGACGCAGTTGCTAGATTAAATCATTTTGGAGAAAAAATAAATTTTACATTAGCACAACTTGTTATAGACATTATTAATGAACATAAATTTTATCAAGGCACTGAAATAGATATGACTAAATACTTTGCAGGTTTACATGAAGACAGACAACGCATGGAAATCCCAAAATGAAAAAACTAATAAACAAAATTAAAAATAGAATTAAATTCTATAAAAAACAAAAAGAACACAAAAAGAAACTTGAAGAATTACGTAAACGAGATCCATTTATTTACGATTAATATGCCAGTTATTTTTATTTTAAATGATTATTCTTTTTCAGAAAAAAAGATAATACGTTGGTGCCAAGATCATGCTCCACATCGGTGGAGTAGGCACTTTGTTGAATCACAGAAGTATCCGGGCATGTACGAAGTATCAAAAACTGCTTACAGATTTGAAAGCGAGAAAGACGCATTACTATTTAAAATAGCGTTTCCTGTTGCTGTAAGAGCAACCGAAGAATGTATAACAACTAGTCAAAACATGTTAGATCTAACATTACGCTCATAAACTACCAATTTATTACCTCGCAATTTCCCTATAAATATTTTTATATTGTTCGTTGGAGATTGTTAAATGAAGTTCTTTATAGTTCTTATGCTTGTTATTTTTAATAACGGGTCGCCTCAAATTTGGTACAATGTTAATACAAACATTCCTTTTGAAACAAAGTTTGCTTGCAAAGCACAAATAAAAGATCAAGCATTTCAGAAAAGGCTGCTAACTACATTAGATACAGGTATGGCTAGACTTGCTTGCTTACCCGAAGATCAAGTAGAAAATTATATTGCATGGGCAAACGAACAAAATAAACTAAACAAAGGTTAAAAAAATTCTTTAAGTTGTGGCACTATACTGTATAAATCCATGCCTCTTAATTCATTCATTTTTTTAATCCATGGTGCTACTCTAGGATGATTTTCCTCGTATAACCCTTCGTCTATTTCCTTATAGGATCTAAAAATATCAACATTCCACCAATTGGTTGTTATTCCGTAAAACTTTTGTCTATAACCTGTTTGCCCTATGATAGAATTTCTTATATCATTGCTAATACGTTCTACTTCTTCGGGCGGTAACATACTTGGGGAAGCATATCTAGGCCATTGTACCTGATCCGCGGCATGTACTCTGTTAACATACGGTTTATCGTAAAAGAATTCAAATATTTCTATTAAATTGTATATGTTATATAGTGATACTGTTATGTTTATATCAATCGGTTTTTTTGTTACATTAAATATCTTTTCTAACGTTTTTACGGTTTTATTAAATTCAGTTGAGCGTATCCAGTAATAAAGATCATGTATACCGTCAATTGATGCAGTAATTTTAACTGGCTTTGATTTAGCACGTTCTTTTAGTAACTCTAACATATTGTCTGGAACATTAGAGCAATTAGACACTAGCTTAACTACGCATGTCTTGTTTACTTTATTAAGTGCAGATAGAATTTTAAAATTATTTTCGTCAGCAAACGGTTCGCCACCTTTGATTACCAAATACTCTAATGTTGGTAGTACACTAATAATTTTCTCAATATGATCGTTAGGCATGACATAATTAGGCGATTTATAGGTTGCAAGTTTTTTAATCTCTTTGTCGTTTCTTACAATTGATACCCATTTAGAACTAAATTTTGGTCCACACATTGCACAGCATTGATTGCAAATATTTGAAGTAGTAAATTCTAAATACCTCAGAGGTTTGTCTGTTTCTGCAAGATCGTTGTCTAAATTTTGAAAATTATAAGCGTATATATCTCTTAATGCATCTCTCCTGGTGTGTACATTGTATCCTTGCCGTAGTGTGCAAGATATACATTCTCTTTTTAACACTTCATTTTGCTTATTATTGAGAAATGTATTTCTATAATATTGCATTTGGCTGCTGTTGTAAAAAGACTCTAGTGATTGCACATTATTCATATGAGCAATTGGTGCGCCAGATGCACAACATAACACTATTTCACCTTGGGGATTTATGGTTAGTCCTGTAAAGGGTGCAGGACACATATTTTCGTCATCAAGTAAAGCCATATTTAACCGCGTATCATACTAATAATCGTTTTGGCACGATCGCCAACTTGTGTGTACCATTTACTATCAACTAATTCGTCCGCGGCCTTTTCCCAGTCGCCGGCGTTTGCGGCTTTTGAGAATTCAGGGAAGCCTTTATCCCAGCCGGGTCCCATGTTAAAAGTTAAATCAATTAATGCGTGTTTTTGTTTTATAGATGCTTTGTTGTATCCTGCTACTAGTTTTGCTTTTTCTGCGTGATAAGCAAAGTCTTTATTGAATAACTTGTCTGCTTCTTCGTCTGTAATACCGTTAGAAAAGTCTTCACCGGGTTTAATTAAGTGACCGTAACCAATTGTAGGTTTTCCTACTGTATCATTATAAACTTCTAAACGCTTTCCTTCGTGTTTTTTAATCATGCGTTTAAGCGCCGCAATATTTCCTAACTCGCTTTGTTGAACTGGTTGTGTTATTTGTGTCTTTGTTTGAAGATCGGGCTGAGGAGCATCTTGCTTGTTAATCATATTAACACCTCCGGCGGCAATACCAGCAGCCGCTAAAGCACCTATTGCCTTTTCTTTCCAGCCTTCTTCAAGTTCTATTTCTGTATTGTTAATGATTTCTCTGGCGCGCATTAGTATATTTATCACTAATTTACTTCTTATTCTTTATTATCTAATTCTCTTTATGTTACTTAAATCTAAATGAGAAAAATATTCTTCCATGTGTATTGCTTTTGGAGAGAAATCATCTTTTTCAATTATATCTAATACTACTTTTGCAAGTATAATATTGTTCTCTTTATTAAAATGATTGCGACGATCATCATTGGCTACTTTATCGTTGACTTCTTCTTCGTTTAAATTTAATAAACTATCTTGCTCTAACTCGGCCTTTGAAATATCAAATAAAGGAATGTTAGCCGACGGACCGGATACTGGTACATAATAGACATCCGGATGAATTGGATCTGGCGGCTCTTGGTTAACAAAATCACGATAAAGTGAAGAATATATCAATGAATAACAAAAACTTGGAAGCCATATTACTTTTTTATTATGCTCTTTTAGTAAATTATCAAAAAATGAAACAAGTGCTATATTCATCATCTGTGCATATGTGTTTGTTATAAAGTGATCATAATATGCTTTTGCTCCTGCTGTTATTTCCTTTACTAAAACTTTATTAGGGATATTATACTTTTCTTCGTAATACCCACTTTTTATATGATCCCAATGATCTCCTTTTTTATTCGTAATCTGATCTACCCAGACCCCATTAACAGGTAAGTTGTGTATATTATAGATTCTATAAGGTTCTGTTGGACACAAAACAACATAGTCTGCTTCATAAAAATTTTCTGATAAAAATAATTTAACTGGAGGCCAAAATGGTTGTCCGCCAAATCCTGTTTGAAGTATTTCTGCACCTAAAGTGCCTGCAACCACCACAGGCCAGTCAGTGCTACCTCTATCGTAACTCATACAAAAACTATCACCAACAAACGCTATTTTCATTCTATATCCATTAAAAAACAGTACAAGTATTTATAAATATTATGATGTTACCATCATACTTAACCTTAAAGCAACACAAAGGATTATTTGTACTTTGTGCCGCACAAGATATACCACATAGAAGAATGGTGGGCATAATATCTGTGACACACCCGCATATTGGCGTCGGACACGGTCCTGGGTATGGCGGCGAAGGTTCGTTGATTACAACTGCACTTGGTGAATTTTTAACTACGTCTAATAATCCTAATTGTATTGTGCAAGAAGTAATGCTTAGTGGCGGATACGACTGGGGTATAAAATATGATGACTGCTGGTGTTTATATTTAAGTATTAACATGCCTATTAAAAAAGGAGAAATACTAACCGTTAAATCCTTAACTACCCCAGATATAAAAATATAATTTAAACGCCAGCACTATCTCTAAGGCTTTTTGGTGCTTTACGAATTGTTAATTGGGTAAAATCATCTTTATCGTCTTGTCTAATTTCTAAAACTGTGCCTTCTTCCCAACCAAGTTTTGCCCACTCTTCTGCTGACGCTGATAAAGATAGTTCTCCGTTGCTATTTTTAACAAGAGGGCATTTTACTCTAAAAATACGATACCCAGATCCTACTATGTCTAATGTTGTACTCATAACATTTCTATTTAGTCAATTGAGTTTAAATATTTTACAATGCTTTGATGTAAATAATCTTCATATGAACGATTATACAACTTGTCTAATAATAGCGTGTGTTTTTTTGTTTGTTGCATATCTTCTTTTGTTGGCTCATGAAAACGATTATTTAAATAATCTTTAAAGTTTTGATACCAGGCGCTTTCTGTAACGTCGTACGACGAAAATGCATCTACTAATATATTCTTAGGTATGTTGTCCCATGATAGTGCATGACTATTATCTCCTAATCCGTATACACCCGTAATTAGATTCAATCCGCTACTATCGTATAAATCTTTAAAAATAATGTTTAAATTTTTGTGTAATTCAGCATAACTGTAAATATTATATAATATACCTACGCTTGCAAAGCTAAAACTAACCTTTTCTTGCAAGTTATTATCAATAATATAACGAACAATGTCTTTCAGTCTTTTCTCTAATATATTATATGAGAATGGATGTCTAATATAATTGTAAGTAGAACCAATCCCATCAACGCTAACAATAAAATTAATTTTTTTAAACTTTAAGAATATATCTAACTTTTCTTCTATAAACTTTGTACCATTTGTGGTAACTTCTAAAGTAATATGTTGGTTATCGTTATTATCAATGGCTGTACATAATATATCTTCAACGTCGCTACTAATAAAAGGTTCACCGCCTGAAATCTGTAATTCAAGCAAACTAGGCAATACCTGTTTTAATGACTCGGTATCGCTGGTTGACGGTTTTCTTATAAAATTACCTGATGAAAGTAGTTTTATATTTTCAGGCAAACTTTCATCAGGGCGCAAATCATTAATACCTAACTTAATTAATTCACTGGTATTTTCTATAGAACTAGTCTCTTTACTTGCCAGTAGTCCAATTTGATCACTAAATGTTGAGGAACACATTCTACAAGACAAGTTACATTCGTTTCCAAAGTTATAATCAATTAGTTTTATTGTTGGTTTATTAAATACCTCCTCATAAGAAATATTATTAATATACAAGTCGTTAACAATTTCTCGTTTTGTTACGCTTTTGTAATTTAAACTACAAGCATTTTCACAAGAGGTTGGTATTGAATTATTAGAAAATGCTTGTCTTTCTTGTTTAAACTCAGTATGCTGAAGCATGTCATTTAGAGATCCATTGCTAGGAATATTAGCACATCCTGCCGCACTGCAACACAAAGAACTTACATTACAGGATTCTGCTTTCTGATGGATGCCCATTCTAAGATGAATATACGGAAGTATACAAAAACTAGGATGTTTCTCAAGAAAGGCTGTATTCTCTGTAAGAAGTTTAGACATAATAAATATTTATATGTATTCGTATTTAGAACTAACCTCTTTAAGAACATTAATGCTCGATTATACTACAAAGTGTAACGCACTTTGTTTGCGGTGTGCGAGAAATGTAAATGGAAAATATTTAAATAAAAACATGCCAATCAAGGATATGTCCTGGGAAATTTTTGAAAAGTTCTTTACAGAAACAATAAACTATATTGAAAGATTAGAATACTGCGGAAACTTTGGAGACCCGATACTTAACCCAGATTTAATCAGAGGTATTAACTGGCTAAAGAAAATAAACGACAATAGCAAAAGACAAGAGATTGGTAGAAATAAACTATATATAGAAGTAGCAACAAACGGTGGAGTTAATCATCCTTCTTGGTGGAAAGAGTTAGCAATTGCACTTAACGGAGTAGGTTCAGTTACCTTTGGCATAGATGGACTAGAAGATACTAACGACTTATATCGTAGACAAGTTGTTTGGAAACGGTTAATGGAAAATGTAGAAGCATTTATAGGAGCAGGCGGAGTAGCAGACTGGCAGTTTATTTTATTTGAACACAATTACCATCAAAAAAACGAAGTTGAAGAACTATCTAAAAAAATGGGTTTTAATAAGTTCTTTACTATAGACAACTACGACAGAGTTAGCAACGACACTGGTGGTAGTGATGCAGAACCTTATATCAATCATTTTGTAAAAAAATACGACAACTTAGGTGAAGAAACAAAAAAATACAAAAATACCATTGTAAATAACCAATCTACTGTTAAAGAACAAAAACTAAAAGAATTTGACGAGTTAATGGAAACAAAATACAATAACGACATTCAACAATTCAAAAATAGTGCGCCGATTGATTGCTCGTGGTGGAAGCACAGAAAAGCAGGACTTATGTTAACTTTTGACGGCGAAGTCTGGCCTTGCTGCCACACAGGAGGAATGAGGTATCCCAAAGATAAACCATGGGACCACCCTGATAGCAGTAATTTATATATCGAAACACATGGTAGATATGGAAGCAATTTTAACAATATATTATATAACACACTAGATGAGATACTTCAGCACGAATGGTTTCACCAAGAACTAGTCAAAAGTTGGGAAAACAATCGCAGATTAGAACTTTGCTCCGTTACCTGCACCAAGTTTAATTAAATCAAAGCATATAAATAATTATATATGTATTTAACTCAAAGCGATATTACATCTGTACACATGGAACACACAAGTAAATGTAATTTACTGTGCCCACAATGTGCACGGGTAGTCAACGGCAAAGTTAACCCAGATTTACCATTAACTGAACTAACATTAAAAGACTATCAGCATATTTTTACTGAAGATTTTGCTCCACAAATTAAAAACGTATACTGGTGCGGTAGTTATGGCGATAGCATTGCAAGTAGCACATGGGTAGAATGCGCGTATTGGTTAAGATATTCTGGAGTACAATCCATGCAGCTATTTACTAACGGGAGTGCTAGAAAACCAGACTGGTGGCGCGGACTTTCTAATATATTTAACCGAGAACACGACTTTGTTCATTTTTCAATTGACGGGTTAGAAGATACAAACCACTTGTATCGTGTTAATAGCGATTGGAAAATTATTATGAAAAATGTTAAAGCGTTTATTGAAGCAGGGGGCAATGCCCGATGGGATTATCTAATATTCGATCATAACAAGCATCAAATAGAAGAAGCATATAATCTAGCAAAGGATTTAGGATTTAGACAAATTGTATTTAAAAACACAAGTAGATTTATAGCCAATAATGAATTTTTAAATAGTATGTCGCGAGATACAGAAAATGTTTACAATAAAAAAACACAAGAGTCAATTCATACTATATCAGATAAAGAAAATGAAAACGTATCTAAATTTGATGCAATTATAGAAAAATACGGTAATTGGGAAAGTTATGTAGATGCTACGACTATAAGTTGTAAATCACAAGAACTAAAATCAATTTATATTGACTTCACCGCAAGAATGTGGCCGTGTTGCTGGACAGGAGCACCTATGTATTTTACTGGCGATAATAATATACAAGCGAATCAATTACAAAAACTGCTAGGCAATTATGAAACAAACTTTAACTCTTTACGACATCATACAATACAAGAAGTGTTAGAACACAGTTGGCTCAGTCAACAGCTCGAGCAAAGTTGGCAAAACAAAATGCAAGATAACAATGCAAAATTACATACGTGTGGTAGAACATGTGGATCAGACTACGAATTTAGTAGCAAAATCGGAACATCTAACGCACAACGGTTTTATCTAAATGGCTATGAAATGGCCCAGTGATACGTTTTGTTCTCTTGGATGGAACCATCAATTTTTAGGACCAAACGGTAATGTAAAACCTTGCTGTCGTTTTCTAAGCGGCACAATCCCCAAAGAAAACAATATACGAGAAAAAAGCATTTTAGATGTATTCAACGGGGATTTTCAAACTTCGTTACGCAAAGACATGCTTGAAGGCAGAAGGAACCCTGGTTGTTTAAAATGCTGGCAAGAAGAAGATAGTAATAAACGACTTAGTATTAGGCAAAACTATAATAGAGATATAGATTTGCTCGGCGACCTGCACCACGATTTAGATATAGATAACCCAAAGATTACATGGTTAGAGTTAAGTTTTAACAATCGCTGTAACATACGCTGTCGTATGTGCGGACCTTACTTTAGTACAAATTGGTATCAAGATTGGGAATTAGTTAAAGACTATATCGACTGGAAGCCGGAGAACATACCGCAGTTTATTAAAGAAAACCCAGAACCTAGAACAATTGATTTAAAAAAACTTGAACCTATACTACCAAACATTAGGCATTTAAAAATGACTGGCGGCGAACCTTTTATTATGCCAGAGTATAAAGAAATATTGTATAAACTAGTAGAATTAGATCAAGCGAAACACGTCTATCTAAACTATAGCACAAACTTAACTGTTATGCCTAAAGCAGAATTAATTGACTTGTGGTCTCACTTTAAACACATAGAATTTGCAACTAGTTTAGACGGAATTGGTCCTGTAATTGAATATGTTAGACACCCAACAAAATTTAAAGTAGTAAAGGAGGTAGTAAGAACATTAATGGAGTTAAGTCATTGGATGCCAGTTAGAGTAGGAACACGGCCGACGATATCAGTGTATAATATTCTCGACGTGCCTAACATAACTAGTTGGTGGGCAGAAATGATGGATAAACATTATAAAGATAAATTTAGTGATAAAGCATGGTTAAATCATACACATGTTGCCACGCCAGAGTTTCTTAGTCTGCCTATATTAAATAAAATCTGTAAAGAACTTGTAATGGAAAAACTGTGGGATAATGGCCCTACTGAAAAGCAAAAACAGAGCTGGAATCAACTCTGTAACTACATGAATTCCGCAGATTTATCTCACTTGCTACCAAATTTTGTTGATTTTACAACTAAACTAGATAAAGCACGTGGCGAAAGTTTTATTGACGTAGTGCCAGAGTTTAAAAGTTTATTAGACAGCCATTGATGCTTTAATAGCAGGTTGTGGGTTGTAATTGACTAACTTTATATCATCCATTTTAAAATCGTCAATATTTTTTATATCTTTGTTTAGCCAAAGTGTTGGCGGATTCTCGCAGACTCTGTGTATTTGTTCTTGTACTGCTTTTCCGTGATCGTGATATATGTGACAATCGCCGCCACTCCAAATAAACTCATGAGGCTTTAAACCGCATACTTGTGCTATCATGCATGTTAATAAACTATAACTTGCTATATTAAAAGGAACACCAATAAAAAAGTCTGCTGAGCGTTGATATAACTGACAACTAAGTTCACCGTTATGAACATAAAACTGAGACATTACATGGCAAGGAGGCAACGCCATAAAATCTAAATCGCCTACATTCCATGCACTAAGAATGTGTCTTCTGCTGTCTGGATCTGTTTTAATGTTTTCAATTAATGTAGCAAGTTGGTCTATCTTTTCATTATTGTTTAACCATCTACGCCATTGTACTCCATATATACGACCTAAGTCGCCTGGTCTTCTGGCACGTTTTCTCCAATAGTCTGCTTGTGCATTAGCAGTCCAAATAGTTTTATACTTTGGATCTCTACTACCGTGCAATATTTCAGCAAGACGACGTTCGTCACCGCTACCTTCTATCATCCAAAGCAATTCACTTACAACAGATTTAAATGCTATTTTCTTTGTAGTGAGAACAGGAAACGAGTCTCTTAAATCAAAACGCATTTGTAATCCAAACGTGCTTTTTGTTTTGATTCCGGTGCGGCTTTCTTTATCTACACCCTGCGCCCAAAGTAGACGCAATAGGCGTATATATTGTAGTTCCTGTACAGGAAAAGGAGTACCGTCAGATTTAGGATAATCAGGAAACCCTGCCCTGGTATAAGGTACAAGTTTAGGATACTCTTTAATCATAATCATGTATAATAGCCGGGCCACTGTACTTTTACAATATTAGTACGCGCTCTTTTATTTACATCACCGCCGTGTCTTGCTAGTGCTGATACCATAATGTAAACAGTTTCGCCGTGCTTTGGTCTCCAATCTTGTAGTGGTGGTTGTTTAATATGGTCACCTGCAAGGCTCTTAGCATTTTTCTCAATGCCGCCTACAACCAACCATTCCCATGTGCCTGCATGCCATTGGTTATTCTTATATACAAACACCCATGGATTAGCATTTACTTGTATTTTTCTTGTGCCCGAAGTATGATCAATTTCAATTGGAGGCCAAGTATTTGTATCAGCAAAGTCTAAGCGTATAACACCGTGACGTGGAAATGATACATTTAATGTACAAGTTTCTTCCCAATCTTTAACATTTGTATGTAACCAGTTAACATTGTTTAAATCTAGTGGTGGTGGTACAAAGTTTGTACTGGTTGCTGTTTCTACAACGGGGGCTGTAGGAGCAGGAGCCGCCGCTTTCTTTTTCTTCTTTTTCTTTTTTTGTTGTACAGCCACAGCAATACCTGCTACTGCGACTAATAGTACTATAAAGTATTCCCAACTTGCTACTAGTGTAGGATAAACGTATTCCATGTTATTCTTTCTCCAAATTATTGCATTTATATTCTTGCATAATGTAATTTATAGTATCATCAGACACTATAGTATCTTTAACTAATTCATAGTTATTTAATAGATTTGACAAATCAACAAATACATCACAGTCGTAACTTTCTCGTATCTGTGTAAGATAAATGTAATCCGCAAAAGCAACCCAGTCTTCGTATACTTTTTTACCACCAATAATAAAAATATCTTTGGTAGGCCATTCTTTTTTTATTATTTTTAAAAGACCCGGAATAAGATTTTTGGTGTTTACATCTGCATCGCTTGGCGCTACTAAGTTTGCGTTAGGAAAAAGTTCGTAATCCTGCGTAGAAAGAACTACATTAACTCTGTTAGGCAGAGGCTTATTTGGCAGACTGTGCCAAGTATTACTACCCATAATACAAATATTATTTGTAGTAAGTTCTTTAAATCTTTGCATATCCTGCTGTAAAGCAGGCCATGGCAATTTACCTTTATATCCTATTCCGCCTTTATTGTCTGTTGCTAGTATTAAATTAATCATGGTAAAATTAGTCCCCTGGTAACAGGGGACTACCTAGGAGATTATTAACTTCGACAAATGATTATAGCAACAATGTTAGTCGTCTTCGTTAAAATGTTTATCTAAAAGCGAGTCTGTTTCTGTTATAATGTGTTCACCTAGCGAATTTAGATCAATATGTATCTCAACGTTTTCGACCCCTTCAAATCCTTCCTCAACCTTTTCCCAAGTTAAACCACCTTGTAATGGTAAAGGATGCATTAAATCATCTTTAGTTAACCTTGAACGTTTACCGTTTTTGAAAATAACAGTAACACTTGAAACAAAGTTAACTGGTACTTGTTTAGCAGCTATTTCTGCTAAAAATTTACCAAAGTCGTGTTTATCATCCCGCGACATCAGCCGTTTCTTCTACCTGTGCTTGTTTAGGTGGACGGCCGCGACGTGGTTTTTCTGCTATAGGATGCAACTGTTCTGCTTCTGCTTCTAGCCTGTCAGCATCTGCTCTTAGCATTTTTGCTTGAGTTCTTAATTGATATGCTCTCGATTCGTTAGCATTCTCGCCAATGTCACCTGCTCCTGCTTGTTCTCGTTGATTAACGATTTCTGTTGCAGATTGCGTTGTTAGTGTTCCTTCTGCTTCACTTAACCCTTGTGCAATTCTATCTAGTTGCTCATTTAAGTCGCTTAATAGAATTCTTACTTGGTTATCTGGTTCCATCATAACATCATTGGTTCGAACTTTACGCATACGACCTTCTTGCATAAGTGCAGGAAGAATAAACCTACCGTCTGGTAGTGTTTTTCTCATTGCTACCTCGTAAAAATTAACAGTATCTTGTCCTTCGGTGCTGTCAACTGCCGCCATAAATGCATCCATCCACATATTTGGTAAAGCATCTGTATCAACTACTAATGCATTTGATGTATCATCAATATTACCGTTCTCATCGTAAATATAACGAAAAATTACTGCTACTTTCTTACCGGTAGAAACTAATCTACCCATGTGTTTTCTCATTGCCATTTGTTAATTCTCCTTAACTTGCGTCGGCTTCCTCTGGCTTTTCGGCTTCTTGCTGAGCCTCTGCCGCGCCTACTACTTGTTGTAAGAATGTTGCAAGTTTAGTATACAATGTGCCAACTGCTGTGAGTTCTGGGCCTCTGAACGCACCTCTTGAACTAGCCACATCGATCAAGTTAACCAAAGCCTGCATGTCAGCAATAGTAATATTAACTGGTTCTTGAGGAGCAGCCTCTTGTGCTGGCGCTTCTGCGGCTTGAGTTTCTTCAACTTGTTCTTTATCTTTTGTCATTATGTGAATCTCCTTAAATAAATCTTTATACTAAATATTTTATACAACATTATATTAGTATATTATACAGTATATTTTATAAAGTTGTCAACCTAGAAAGGATAACACCATGAAAAAATATATTGGGTTTTTACTTCCGTTAGTATTTATATTTGGCACCAATAATGGATTTGCTGAAATAGAAGAACCACAGCAACCAATTACATCAGAAGAAGTACGTAATACTCTTATTTTACAAGAGATAAATCGTTGTCAAGCATCCATATACAATATTAGCAAACTAATCAATGTAACAGACGCTGTGCTTTCTACACTCGAGCCAGAAAGTAATGCGCTTAATAAAATTGGTACCATACGAGAAGTACTAAGAGATAAGTATGACCTATTAACGCAGATAGAAACAAAAGCGTTAGAAAATTTAGAAAATATTAAAGCAGATGTTCCTGCAATTAATAACGAAGCAGTGACACACTTTGAGTTTATTGCAGAAGCCGGAGTGAACGTGTTCAACAGTTCGCATACCGACGAAGGCTATAAATCTTTAGCGGTTTTTCTAGTGACAATTTTAGAAGAAGCAGGATCGTGTGAGGCAAAGATTTCTGAATATCTAAAATCGGAAATACAAGGATAAAAAAAGAGCGCCAAAGGCGCTCTAGTTTCTCCCAATGTAACGTATGCTATTGAATAATTCGCCAACTGCCGTCTGCTTGGCGACATGCAGTTCCGTAACCTTGTTGTTGCGTACCACCAACGCTAACTGTAGTAGTAAACTCTCGGCATGGCGTGCCATTTGAACTAATATGTGTAGCAGTAGGAACAACAGTGCCGGAGTTACCTGTATTAGGATTCTGCCATCCACCTGCGTGTTGATCTGGAGCGAGTTCGAGAGTCCGTTGCATTGTTTGCCCAGCAAGCAAACGATCACGTTCGTCAAGTTGTTGACCGATATTATTACCAATTAATGCACCCAAACCAATACCGAGAACGGTCCAAATCTCTTTATTACTTGAGTTTTGTCCAAGCCCATAAGCAAGAGCACCACCAGTGGCGGCACCAATAGCAGTTCCGGTATCTTGTTTTGTGTATGTACCAGCACAACCTGATGCCATAATTGCAACCGCAATAAGTAGGATTGCAAATAAAAGTCTTTCAGTTTTCTTCAGTTTTACCATCTTTTTGTACCTTTGGGAGTAATAAATTTAAAAGTGCCGGGGGGCATTGCACCCCCCAACATTTTTAATTGTTGCTATTAGGCAACCATACCGTTGGCAAGAGCGCGATAGCCGGCTGCAATAACTGCCTTGCTAGGCGTGCCTAGACGGTACTTGCGAGTCACGCGACCCTTAGAGTCGGTGTGCGTATTGAGGTATACAGAGTATCCTCGGAAGCGAAGGCTCTGGATAAGTGAACCCGGGTTACCAACACCCCAGCGAGATGAGATCTGCGCCGCAGTAAGTTCCTGCCCGTCCACGAGTGCTTCAAGTACTTTATCAGTTTTAGTCATTTTACAATTTACCTTTTTCAAATTTGCCGGATTGGGTCCGACTTCCCTTTTCGCAGTATGCGAAACCTGTATCAAGCCGCCTTCCTTATACCTTCACTGTGCGGCTCGTAATGAGCCGTAAGTCCAAAAGGCGCTTCAAATTCTTTGTTATGATAACTGTGGATAACAAATATTGTATCGCAGTAATCAGGATCACCCCAAGAGTTCCACGGATATCCGTCTGTAAACATAATAAACTTCTTTGGTTCAATCTCGTTTTCTTTCATGTAGTTGAAACATATCTCAAATTCAGTACCACCACCGCCTTCAATTTCATATGTATCAATATCATCGATGTTCCACGGATCAAACTTTTCGCAGTTATACACCTCGGTATCAAATGAGAACACCGTTACTGTAAAGTCATCGTATTGCGACATGCAACCTTTTACTTCAGAAAGCATATCTCGCAACATTTCATTACTAATACTACCACTTGCATCTAACGCCACTACAACATCGATTGTTTCAGCAGTATTCATACCAGGCAGTATAGCGTCCGAGTGCCAACTACGACGAGACTGTTTCATAAATGTATAGTCTTCTCTGACAATACTTTGGATCTGCATATTAAGCAGTTCTCGCCAATCAATTGTAGGACTTGTAAGTTCCTTAATTAGCCGCTTTACACTCTTTGGAACATTGCCTGCTCCGGCTGCCTGTGCGGCTTGGATCATTGCGTTCTTAAATTCGTCCTTTAACTTCTTCTTTTCTTCTTCAGTATAAGCAGGCGGACCTTGCTCGTCTTCTTTGCTGTCTTTGCTCTTTTGATTAGCACCTGCACCAGCATCGTCATCAGTACTTTCGCCACCGTCGAGATCTAAATGCTGATCTAAGAGTTGCGACATGTCGATCTTTGTAGCGTTAGCCATGAGATCCTCATATACTTCTTCGGAAGACATGTCTCGGTATTTGTAATCGTGACAAATCTTAATCGTAGTAATGAGTTCGCCGACCTGCTCTTCAACAAGAATATTGTTAACAACAAAGTCGTTAGCAATATTCCACACCTTGGCGTCGCGATCTTTGCGTCGACCTATGTGATCAAAAACGCAATGTAGCAGTTCGTGACCAAACAAGAAGTCCACTTCGCCATCTCTTAATCTAGCAACAAAATCGCGGTTGTAAAATAAATGCCGTGCATCTGTCGCCGCTGTATGACACCAGCCAGCATCCGTGGCATCCACCAATTTCATACGAGTAACCATATTACCAAACCAGGGTTTGTTAATAAGTAGTCGTACCCGGCTGGACACCAGTCGCTTACGCTGAGGGCAATTCGCTATATCGTAATCTTTCATTATATACATATTTTACAGTAGATCGTAATATTGTCAACCTTAACGATTTTAGCGGTTTTTACGCATCAATAATCAACTGACCGTAGCGATTATAGAACTCTTTGAAGGTTTTCAATTTCTTTGTATCAAACGGGAGGTTGTAGTTACTAAGAGCAATCTTAGCACCCAAAACTACCATTTCAGTTTGGAAGTTCTCCATCATGAACGAAAAGAAATGATCAGCCATTTTATGCCAATCGTCCAACTTCTTAGACTGTTTCATGTCCTTGTGCGCTTCGGCTAGTTCGTAGCATAAATTCACCGTCAGCGTGTATTGTGCTGAAACTTCTTGCACCTTGAGATCCTTTACCTTACCCGCTAATACATCTGAAGGATTAGGCAATTGTGAGGCGTAACCTCGGTGATTCATAAACTTTACAGCCGTGCCCTCACCTACAGTACCAGCAATTAAGTCGGTCATCTGACTGTCAGAGAGCACCTCATCCTCGTCAGTGTCTTCGAGAAGTTCGCTAACAAACGACCACGTCCGAGGAGTAGCAAAAGCCTGGTCAGGACTGCGCGGATCAAAATTATACAGATCTGCTTTAGCAAAAGCCAGGTAGCCCACTACGTCTGAATGGATCCGGTTAGAAGTTGCCCAGTTCATCCAGTCGTCAAAGTTTACTTCCAAGTTAATATGAAGGAAGCGGTTTGCCAACGGCTTAGGCATTTTGTAAGTTACGCCCTTGTCCGTTTCGCGGTTACCTGCCGCTACAATAACGACGTTATCGGGCAAAGTGTAAGTACCAATTCTACGATTGAGAATCAGTTGGTAAGCCGCCGCCTGTACGCTGGGCGGAGCACTATTAAGTTCGTCCAAAAAGAGAACCACAACAGGATACTGGCTAGCCAGTTCTTGTGAGGGTAAATCAATAGGAGCCGCCCAACTCATGTTGTTGGCATCCTTGTTATAGTAAGGCATACCGCGCAGATCAGTTGGCTCCATAAGTGCCAATCGGAGATCGATCATATACCCATCAAGAGAATCACTAATTTGTTGGACCAATTCTGACTTACCAATGCCAGGACCGCCCCATACAAATGCTGGACGCTTTCTACGCATTGCGCGAAGTATTTCGATACGAGCGTCACGGATTCTTACTGCACGAACATCGGAAGTTGTGTCGTTTGCCACGTTATTTGCCTCGTTTGAGTAAGAGTGAATTAATTTATTATATTACTATTATATAAGGTATTGAGCATTTGTCAACCTTAATAAATACGTGCTAACCAGAGCCCTTTTTGCTCAAAAACTCCGCGCCATTGATAAAAAGTAGGCCCGTGGCTCATTAAAGGTTTTTTACCTTGAGCAATGCGTTCTACCGAATGAACAGTCCATTGCCAATGATGAATCATTTCGTGTCCTAATGTAGCCGCAAATACGTGAACGCTGGGATACATTGAATATAAGGTAATTTTCTTGGTGTATGGCCACATATTACCATCTCGATTTTCCCAAGAACCGTCACAACAACCCCAGGTATTATTGCGTAAACGAGATAACGATATTTTAGGTTTCGACAATATTCCGCCAAAAATACTGTTATTAATTGCGTCAAACGTGGAGTTGATTTCTTTTTTTGTAGGTCTATACGGCATATTGAGACAATCTATATCAGAAGGAAGTGGTGCTTCTAATATTCGTTCTAATTGTGTGGTCAAATTATATCCGTATTTCTTAATTTATATACATATTTTAGTATATAATCTTGTTTTGTCAATCTTAACAAATATCAACTTAAAACACTAGAAATATAGTGGGTTTTTTATATCTATATTAGCATTTACTAATATTTAGTTCTTCACCCGCCTTTCTATTTTCCACCCAACGATCAATATTTCCTTCTAATAACTTTAACTCTAATGTGTCGCTACCTGCAAAAAGCAATAATCTAGCATTTTTCTTTGGTATTGCGTTCGGTACTGCCCCCCACATTCTAGACTTTGGTGCTTCATTGATATAGTAAGGATATTCTAAGTATTTGTCCAAATATAGTATATCTTTACCTAATAGTCTTTGTTTGTTTAATGAAATTTCATAAACTTCATATTGCTTTTTCATCCACTTGAAACCATCTCTTGTTAATCGTAAACCAAATGGTTTACCATCTTTATAACGCAGATTGTCAAACAGTAAAGCAAATATAACATCATGCGTAAGTTCACCGCGACGTACTTCTAGTACTAAATGTTGGTTATCGATGAACTTATCTGCAATGAATGTGTGAATATTATTCTGTGATAATTTCGCCATCTGTTAATTGATAAACTTGAAATTTATCAGTGTGAAACTTTTCGTTTAGTTTTTCTGCAAGGTTGTGTGCATGTCCGGGGTTGCTGAAAGAAACTTTTCGATATTTAGGTCCAGGGTAATCAACTAACGAGTTAGAATTTCTAAGGTTAATCGGTTGCCCGTCATAGAAGACTGCCCAGACGGCTTCTGCCCTGAGTACTTCTTCTTTTTTGTAAGTGTTCTGATCGGTGTGCGATAACAGAACTTCCGGTTTTGGTCGACTCATTTAATTCCCCTTCTATAGTATATTTATCCAAATATTACCTTAAAAAGAGGATTAATATGATATTCTAAGCGTATGTTTTAAACCAATTTGAAAGTTCTGTGTAACCGCCAATCAACTCGTCGTTTATAAAAATCTGGGGTACTGTTCTTGCAGTTGGAACCTTTTCTAATAATGTTTCTCTTGTGACACCGTTGTACCCAATACGATGTTCTTGGTATTGTATGCCTTTTGACTCGAATAAAGTTTTAGCGGCACTGCAATACCCACAAGCATCCTTGCTATAAATTTCTACTTTCATGTTTATATTTATAAACTATTCTATTTTAGGTGGTACATTACCTAAAATAAGGATCACTTTTAGATCTTCATATGTTTTGGCTTCCTTGTCAATTATACGACGTATGTCTAAATCTATTCTGTCTCCAACATCGCTTTCGGAAATAAAATCAATAAACTCCTCAAGGGTCATCTCAACATTTTGGGATGTACAAGCCAATGTTACTCCGTCACATTTGGGCGTAAAACCAACCGACATTATAACGTCATACTGTTGCAAACCTGACTGATCACTTGGACTATTTGGTGCAATAGACGTAATTACAACTGCTGGTTTTTCTTTTGATATATTAAGTATGTCTCTAAGTTCATCGGATGGCTTAGATAAAGATGCACCCATCCACGGACGCATAACTTTGCCTTTTTCTAGTAGTGTTTCTGCAACCTTTTTAAAAATATTAGAAGGCACAGCATAGCCAATACCTATAAAATAACCCGACGGACTAACTATCAATGTGTTCATCCCGATAACTTCGCCGTTGAGATTAAACATAGGGCCGCCGCTGTTTCCTTTATTAATAACTGTATCTGTTTGAATATATGTTACCCAACGACCCTTCCCGGATTGCCTATTAATAGCACTAACAATACCAGCAGTAATACTAAAATTTTGATCTAGAGGACTGCCAATTGCCGCTACGAACTGACCTGGCAATACCTCGCCACTATCTCCAATTGTAACATAACTAAACTTTTCTTCTGGGCTATCATCGTCTCGAGTAATTTGTAATATAGCAAAATCAGAAACTTCGTCGCTTGCTACTAGTTCTGCTTGCCTAGTTTTACCATCTTCCCAAATAATATGTATTTCTGTTACTCGCATATCTGCTTCTTTTTCAGAAATAACATGATGATTAGTATAAACTATACCATCTTCTGTTACAACAAAGCCAGAACCAGCGCCATACATTTTAGGCACAACTTGCTCGCCTTCTTCTTCAAATAGTTTACCAAAGGGCGAATCATTTGGTAAAGTCTCTATTACTTCTTTAACATTGCTATTTTCTGCTATTACAATAATTTGTACAACAGAGTCAATTACATTTTTATATAAATCAACAAATGCATTCTGACTAACTGGTCCTGCCCATGTTACAGCCGCAACACTCTGTGCAGGCATAGACAACAGATTAAGTAGTACAATGCTACCTGCAATAAAAACTTTTTTAATATTAAACATAATTATTCCTCATCTAACTTACCAATGTCTGCTTTAAGTGTATCTTTATACTCGTCCCAGTATTTTTTGTGTGCTTTTTTATGGATTAACTTAGCAAGTTCTACTTGGCGATCACGATATTCGCCTTGTTTGAGCCAGTATTCTTCGTCTGTGTATCCACTTTTGTTAACGTTTTCCATGAACTCTCTTTGCTTCTTAATGAGTTCCTCTATTGCTTTTTGCTTTTCTGTTTTCTTAGTCATTTGTAACCTCGTTGGCTACTGACACTACGAAATCTTGTATTGTAACATCGTCGTTGTCTTGGTAATTGTCGCAATACAAATTCCAATAATAATCCATATATGCTACGGAAATTTGTCTTGGCATTTTTTGGTAAAAATACCACTTTTCAAATTCTTCTGTTTTTTCTGCGTTTGTTTTATTAGTCATATTAAAATCTTCCTGCATCTGCAATGCCTTCGTCTTGTTCTTCTATAACTACCGGAGGTTTATTAAGTTGACTGTCGACAACTAACGATAGCAGTTTATTGATATCAGAAATAACAAGACTCACGTCTGCTGTATTAAGCCGTATCTCTCTACTGTTGCTTTGTACAGCAACATCATACAAACCATTTAGTTTTCTGATATGGCGAAATTTATCAAGCATATTCTTTTTTCTTTATGTTTAAAACACTTACCATTTCCATTTCAGTAGCAAATGGTCCTTCCCATGCTTCTAAACTATTTAGTGTGCTTCTCTTTGGGCAAAAACTTTTACGCCATCCTTCAGGACCTTTTATACAATAAAATCCAGCACAGTAAATAACGTCACTTCCTTTGCTCTTCTTAAATAAAGGTAATGTGTTATCATCTACTAATATAGGCGTATCAAAGTTTAAGGGGAAGCCTCTTATTTTATTAGTGATGCCATCTTGGTTTCCTCCGCTTCTTTTACGTATCTCATTGTCAGTAATATCTTCACCAAAATAATCGCATAGCATTTGATGACTAGTAAACTTTTCTATATTTGAACCACTTGGGCCTTTATTATAATATACATAGGCTTCGTTGTTTTTAATAAGCAAACCTGCGTAGTCGCCTATATCATTGTATACAATCCAACGATCCTCTATTAACGGTTTTATATACGGCATGATTTCCTCCTATTTTTTAATATGCCTTGCTTCCATAACAAATTCAGGTATTAAGCAATCACTTGACAGATTATATAATGTATCTATAACTCTGCATACATCTTCACCTCTTACCCCATTATTCCAATGAGGTTTAGATCTAGACTTTTCTGTGTCAAGCATACCCCATATAATGTTTGTATAACGCATACGAACATTACCTTCTTGAATATCCCTACTGATATAATGACTTATAGTATTCAAACTTGCTTTCATTGCACTATACATCATATCCTTTCCTGGTTTCATACGATACAACATAGTAGCATCACTGCTACTATTAAATAAGTATCCGTGCCAGTTTACTTCTTTCCACTTTTCATATATTTCTTTTAATAAAAGTGCCTGTGCAATACCGTTTGCGCCATCATAAGCATGATTAACACATATATCATACGTCATGCTAACTTCGGCAATACTTTTTCTATCTCGCTCTAACTTTATATCAAAGCCTGCGCCTGCAGGTTCGCTACGACTAACGCTGTCTCCTTGGAAAAAATCTACGATATCTTTTCCTATACCTCTTGTACCGCCTATTACAAGTACTCTCGGACCCGGCTGTGCTGGTACAATCATTCAGCATACTCCTTGCTTAGAAATGCGGCGTAGTCTTGTGCTTGCTCACTCATCTTTTGTAAGTCATGTTTACCACAAAACTTCATAAAGTGTATTCCAATCTGCGATGTGGGTTTCTTTTGCACTGCCTCAACAATTTTGCTATCACACGCTTTTTTTATTTCATCTGGCTGTGCCGTTAAGTCGATCAATACTTTATTGCGTTCATAGTCCTCGCGAACAACATGTTCGATGTTATTGTGATCGGTCCATTTTTGCAACATAAAATTGTTCCATGCAAATCCTTGATTCTCTCTGTCCTCAAATGCTTCTTGTATGCCTGTTTTATTTTTACTGCCTTTTTTACGAGCACCAGGATATGCACTAAAAATGTTGTCGCTTGTGTCACCGCGTATACATTTTTCAAAAAGTGCATATTCTGGGTCTGGAACAGCCTTTGGTTCCTTTGTTTTTTTATCTATAACAATCGCACCTTTGTCATCATATACACCATTAATAGTAATATGCTGATTGGTAATGCCGTTGTACATACTGACATTTTCAGCAAGCAATTGATAAAAGTCGCTGTCGCTACTAATAATAACATGGTCATCATCTGGATGATTGTGTATCCAGCGAGCAATTAAGTCATCTGCTTCGCTAGTAGGTTCGCGTAAAACAGAACAGTTTGTTTTAGTGTTTAAGTAGTCAAGTAACTCTTGATATGCCTCCCAAAACATTGTATCTTCTTCTTGTTCTTTAGGAGTGAGTGCTTCTTTAACAGCATCTCGATTCTTTTTATATGGCTCGTATAGTCCTCGGCGCCAACTTCTACCCTCAAGGCAAAACACAACATGCCCATTACCAAAATCGTTAAACGCTTTTTTAATGCTGTTGAACATAATATGATAGCACAATCCTATCTTCATATCAATGTCGCCACGCGCTACATGCCGTGCTCTAAAAAACATATTAGCAGTATCAATTAAAATATAACTCATTGCATTGCCTCGTACTCGTTGAAATGTTTATCGCCTTCTTTAAGCCAGCCATATTTTTTGGTTAGTATTTTGAACTTTGTTAACTTACTGTTTGCTGGTGCACGACTACTAAATTCATAACTGTCGCCACAAGTTCTACCACAGGTCATAAGTTTATCCTCTGTACCCCAACTACTAACTAAACTATTAGCAAACCATTCGTGATTTAAAACATCATTAAGAGAATGATGCCGTAAACTGTTAAAGTTTTCGCCATAGTGTTTCATTAAGTCATGTATCTGTTTTGTTTGTATATTATCAGGTTGAGAAAAATAAATAGGTGCCGCAACCCAAGTGCATGGCCATAACCTTGCCTGGAAGTCGACAAATAAAGCATTTTGCTGTTGAAACTTACATCTAATGCCAGTTTCCTTAATATAATTTTCCCAAGTTTTGTGTTTATCTATTATATTAACAAACTTTTCGCTACTTGTCGATCTTAATTTTTCGTCTGTAGGTTGTTGAATATTATAGTTATTTCCGTCCCGTAATTTAACATTTTCCTCTGTAGAAACTTTACCATTTATATAGTTTTTGTTATTGATGAATCTGCTTGTGTTTTTAACATAAAAACTCTCAAAACCTAGTTCTCTAGCAAGTGTTTCTGCTTCTTCAACTTGATGCTGATTATACTCAAAAACTAAGTAGTCCCATCTTGCTCTACCGCCGTGCTCCATATATGTAGTGGCGTTTTTGATAATTTTATCCCAATTACTGTTTACTCTATATAAATGATTTGTATCTCGCAACCCATCAACACTAAAAGTAACTCTACCATTTAATCCAATTATCTCTGCTAATCTTTTCCACCAGTCTGTATTTCGTGCACTACCATTTGTCATAATGTTTATATGTGCTGTGCATCCATTGTTGCGTAACCATTCTAAGCAATCTAGAATAGTATTGCTTGCTATAATATCGCCGTAATTACCGCATTGTGTAATTAACTTAACCTGTTTAAGCACACTTAAAGGAAAGATAACTTTATAATCTTCAACTGTTAGTTCATCAATCGGCATGTACTCGTTGATCTTTCCGTTGTCTATTCTCGCACATTGAGGACAAGCCAGGTTACATCTACTAGTATGATCTATTTGTACGGACTGTATGCTATCGATGGCGAGATAGTTTGTCATAACTTGTATATCTCATCATCATTCATTATGTCGCCTTCTTTTTCAACTGACGCACACCATCTAGCAAAGTGCGGATTTACATCTGGATCCATTTGTTTGAAATCCTTGTTTATAAATGACTCAGCAATAGTACTACACGGGGGCGCCCGAAAGGTTAATTTTAAAATAGCGTTGTTTATTTGCAATCGATCCCCTTCGACTAAAGAATCCCAATCCGCATCATCCATTCCTCTGATAGTAATATTTTCTCCTGTAGAACCAGGAGTAATCATATGTCCTGCCTCTCGCATTTGTAATATTTTGCATGATGCAAGCAAAGTTATTGCTCTGTCAGGACCCCCGTGATTTTTATAACGCTGTTTGTCGCCGGCAACACCGTTGAATGTTATTCTAGATCCAGCAACACGATGCTTTGGCACACCGCCGTCGCGATTAACATTAATACTTGCTATAGTGCCAATTAATTTCATGTTAGTATTTTTCTACTTTGCCATCTTTTCGTTTTACTTCTGTTGGGGCAGTAGAAACAAAGTTACCATCGTTAAAATCTTCTATTAAAATATTTCTACATACATCATTAAACCATGCATCTACAAGCGATTCATCTGTTGTTCCCTTATAGCCTGCTCCTGCCAGCACATTAATAAATTCTTCATTCCAGTCAAGTTCAAAACTACCGATGTTAGGTTGTTTTTCTTCGAAATCAACTTGTAATACCTTTATATATGGTTCCTTGTTTACACTAGCAACTCGTTTATCTCTTTCTCCTGCTGTTATTTTGTTATGCCTAAATGCTAATTCGGCTCGCAGTTCTTCTTTCTTTGTTTTGTCTTTAATGAATAATTTTAAAAAACTATCTCTAATAGCATACAACATTTAACTACCCTCGTTTGATTCTATGTCAACTTCTCTGTGTGAATATCCTCGACGATATTCGTCAAAATACAACACCTGCGTAGGAACATTGTTTTCCCCGCCTTCGTATCTAAATAAATGAGATCTATATATACCATACTTTACAAATACACCACAGTCCTTAGTACCACATTTACCTTTTTCTTCATCGGTTGTAGCACCTGTATGTTGGATAACCTGTTCTCGGTCAATCCACATATTTAAAAAGCCAGTATTTTCAACAGACCAGTTTATATACCAATACACATCTATCCATCTACCTGCCCAACCTTTATCAAACACATTACCTAAATCATATATAGAAGTTGTCTCACCTAATTCGGTTAGTATATCAAGTTTTAGGTTTTTTCTTTCTAGTTTCAAATATGCAACAGGTTGCTCGCCTCTATGCCATTGAAATATAATCTGTTTTGGATACAAAAAATTATAATCTTCCGGAATATATATACTTATCCCGTACCATACAGGAATATTCCACGGTGCAGTCCATTTTTCTCGCACTTCTGATCTTTCTCTATGACGAGTACAATCATCCCATCCTCGGCTTGGGTTGCTAGGATATGCAGTATAACAATCTCCACTGCGAACTTCAAATCGCAATGAAGTAGGTCCTTTTCGAGAAAAGCCTTCTACTCTTGTATAAGCATAGGCTCTTGCTTCTTCGTCTACCGTATCCATCCATGGGCCTCGAGCATTATCTACTCTTAATATTTCTGTACCAGCATAACTGTTACATCCTGTTACTAAGAATAAAGTTAAAAATAAAATAGTTCTAATCATTATGTCCCCCATGCATTACCAAACAGATCAGAGTGTAGTCTTGGACTATAGCGTAATCCATGTTTCATAACTGCTTCTGCGACAATGCGTGTATTCTTTTTATAATCGTCATACAAACCGCCTACAGGCATACAATAGACAGGACAATCGACGCCTGCTTCTTTATACACTGCAATTGCTTTTTCTACTTCATCCATGCTCTCTTCGCTATCAATAACAAATTTAAAATACATGTCTGACAACGGTGTATTAAAATATTGTGATGCAACATCAGGTCTAATTGCTTTTTCCCACGGCTCACCACTTGCTGATAGTTTAGGAGAACATGACCAGGTAATATATGGTCTGGCAGGTTCACTACCTAGCACCCAATTGGCATAGTTTCCTAAATAATCCACAAACTCTTCTTTTAACTTTTTAGTAGTGTTGGTCTCAAATGTAACATTTTTTAGATCCCGCATACGCTCATGTGCAAATAACGCAGGATATATCTTTTGCCACATTATGGGCTCACCACCTGTAATAACTAAATGTATGTCTTGCCCATTTGGCATCATCCAACTACCATTGGGAGTTTTTGCTAACAAGTCATCTACTAACCCATCCAAGTCTACATCTGTTGCTAAGTTTTTAAAACGAGAGTCCCAACTTGCATAACTGTCACATCCTGTGCTAACTAACGGCAGATCATCAAAGTGTGTATAATCAGCAGGATTGACGCCAAGTCGCTCTTCGCTTAACTCGCCACGTGGCATTCCAAAACCTTGGCATTTTAAATTACAGCCAAACAGTCGCAAGAACACAGACGGCACGCCTGTAAACTTGCCCTCTCCTTGTAAACTATAAAATATTTC